CTGTGAGAAAGATTTTCGCCGGCGGTTTCGTAAGCAATATCAAAAAGATGTTTCACGGAGGAGTGGGATTATTGAGAGGGGGAATTTCTAAAGTTTCAACAGCAATGAGAGCCGTTGCGAACGGCGGAATTAGGGGATTGAAGGCCGCCATAATGGGGGGCATGCCAGGAGTTGGACAGGTCATTTTTGCGGCGTTGGACGGTGTCTTTGGTGCGGTGAGCGGATTCAGCAACACTGGAAAACATTTCGAAGGCGTTATGAAGGCCATGGGCAAGTCCACAAAGGACATGACATGGGGGATGTATGCGTCATCCACGGTTGCCGGAGCCCTCGTCGGAATTCTTGACGGCTTGACATTCGGAATGCTTAGCCTGACTGGGGTCACAGAGTGGCTGAATCAGACCTTGTCTTTGGTTCTCTACACCTTGTTCAGTTTCGTAGAAGGAATCATAGAAGGAATTATGGTTCCATTTGAGGCGGTGTGGAGTGCTTTCAAATACATAGGGGCTCAGTTCAAGAGCATTGGCGATTCATTGCTGGGTGTTTTCAACTCAATTGCCGGGCTGTTCGGTGCCGAAGCGGGCAATTGGAGTGAGGCTTTTGCAATGATTTATCCTTGGCTCAAGGCAATAGGAAAGGTTATCGGAATGGTGATTGGAATGCCGCTTGCGGGATTCCTGTGGTTGGTCGTAAAGGCGATAAGCGCACTGCTTGTCCCGATACAGATGTTCATAAATGCGATAGCTGGCATTTTCAAGATATTTTCTGCCGTGATAGACTTCTTCAAGGACATTTTCAAAGGAAATATAAGAAAGGCGTTCCGAAATCTTGGCTCCGCAATATTGAGTGCTGTCTACGGCGTTTTTAAGCCCATAATAGATTTCATGTGGAGTATAGGTCAGGATCTTCTCGCCCCCATAAAAAAGTTCTTCGGCGGGATTCCCAAGGGAATTTACGACTGGATTTACAAAGCGGCAGGAAAAGTAGGAGCCCAATGGCTTCTTGACATGCTTTTTGGAAAGAACGAATCTGCAGGTGCTGGCAAGGCCAAGGCGGCGTCTTCAAAGGGTGCGGCTGGTGCGGTGCGTCAGACCCCCACCCAGCAAGTTGAGGCGCGGACGGGCAGAAGTCTTGAGCAGGCAACGGCAGATGCTTATGGGGCTCCTACGGCAAGAAGGGCGGTCGTGCCTGCCGGAGGCATGCCGACGAATGCGGCGGCCGCGGCGTCTCATTCTGTGGAGAGGGCGTCTGCATCGGTCGCGACTCCGGTTGGCCATCATGCGGTGCCGGCCGCAAGACCAAGCCAGGGCGAGGACGTAGGGTCGGTGCAGCCAGTCCACCTCAGGGACATAACTGGATCGGTACTGCGGGACAGGGCAGGGACTTCGGGAACGGGCAGGGTGCAGAGCGACGAACTTTCAAGGATAGAGCAAGCATCATTCAGACAGGTAGAGGAGCTTGAGCAGATACGTCAAGGGATAAGCGATATGGTCGCTCTTCTGAAGCCCAAGGGGGGCAGTGTCGGCGGATCAGATGAAACAGGGGCGGGCGGCACCAAAGACCCCAGAAGACCCTTGCACGCGGCAAGGTTCGGAAAGATGAAGTACGGAAAAGTTGGAGGAAACGCCAACAGAAGCCTAGTCAATAACGGAGAGTCCTGATGCCTGCCGCAACGATACCGGGTGGAAATTTAAAACCAATAGACAACTGCTATGTCATAATTCCTATAATGGATGGCGAGTTTGTATTGACATTCAACAATCTGCCTGACATAACGGACGCAAAATCCGCATCTTATAATGACGAGGTTGTGATAGGAAGGGCATCTCCCATAAAGACCTATTCTCAATCAGACAACAGAACTATATCAATGCAAATGCACATGATAGTCTCCGCTCCAGGTGACATTCAGTATAACCTTGCTTGTTTGAGAGCCATACAAAGTGCAACCTATCCTAGAGATGGGGCGAATGGAGCTCCTTTTGTTCCTCCTCCTGTGTGCAGGATCAAATGTGGAAAACTACTTTCAAACCAAGGAGAGTTGTGCGTTATTTTGAAAAACTATTCCGTAAAATTCCCCACGGAGGTCTCTTGGGACGAGAGCACTTTTGTTCCGTTTAAGTTTGATATAGACACGAACTGGGATGTGGTTTACAAGAGCTCGGATCTTCCTGGGCAGGATAGAATTTTTACACTAGGCAAGTAAACATGGCCAATAAAATTGATTTTACGGACATCAAACCATCGACTTTTGTCACAAGATTGAGCAGATATGCATCAAGCAGAGTCATCTATTATTCAGACGAGAAAATTATTACATTTGAAACCTACAAAAGAAAAAAATACAAAGAGTCAAGCGGCGACAAGGTGGCCGTCATACCACCGGGAATGGAATATAGGCCTGATCTTGTTTCCAAGGAGAGGTACGGGATTCCCGATTTTTGGTGGAAGATAATGGAGGCCAACAGCATCAAGGACATTATGGACTTCAAGGCTGGAAGGACGATCATCCTCCCGGAGAATGTATATGTCTAATTGCCTTGCTGGCTGCATAGCTGATCATCTCTGCGGAACTCTTCAGCTCCCTGGACCGGCAGGAGACCAGGCAGAAAGCTTTGCTCCTTGGGTTTGGGTTAAAATCGGCGAAGGAGGCGAATCCGGCGAATCCATAACTGTGGGCAACGAATCCTTTTCTGCAAATCCCAACACCGCATGCATAAAGTCGTTTGAGGCGGGATGGATAGACATGCCTCAAATTTCCGTGGAAATAATGGATGAGGCCGGAGGGAAATTGGGGGCGTTGCTGGATTCTGTGCGGAAGTGCACGAATGAGGTCGGAATCGGGACGAAAATAACATGTCAGTTTGGATGGATAATTGCGACCTGCGAGGGCGCAAAAAGAGTAATAGAATCGGAAACATTTGAAGCTCAGATTCTTGAACTAGAGACAAGTTACAGCGAAGGAAAGATGAAGCACAGGTTGAAGTGTGGCTCATTGAACGCTTCGGTGGAGATGATGAGACAGAACAATACAAGGGGCGAAGACGACAAGAAAGTAACTCTAGAACAAGCAATAGAAAATATATGTGCTTTGCCTCCAACAATTAGAGTCAGATATTGCCAGCTACAATCTGATGGCTCGCTAAAGGATGTCAAATTCAAATGGCGTAATTTTTCAGAGGGAGGTCCGCTCGGAAACTGGCAGGCCGATCAACAGAACAGGCTTTCCGCGATAACGAAATGGCTCGCCCCCTACAGAATAGACGATGGAACAGAATGGGGCAAAGGAATCGTGATTATGTGGGAATCAACGAAATACAATGAGCTAATACTGCTACAAGATCCGACGTCCAATCCGGGAGAGTCTAAAAATTGTGGCGGAAATACATTCGGCACATACATCGTCAACGGGGGCAAATGCAGCTCGGTAATTGAGTTCACGCCCTCCTTTAACTGGACGCGGGCGGTTGGAGGGTTTAGCTCGGGTGGTGGAACTTCTGGTCCGGCAAAGACAAACAACAACTTTATCAAAAATGTAAAACCCGAAAACCAACAAAAAGATCACGGCGAGGCTGCTGGCATGCAGCAAGAAACTACCATAACCCAGCAGGCATGGGATGCCTACGGCCCTTCAAACGCCTATGGCGAGACGATGAAATCCGAAATAGCCCATGTAAAGGCGGGAAGGGTTACTGCAGTACTTGCAAATGCCATACAAGCAGACCTCAGAATATTAGGCGATCCGAGACCGCAATTCTGTAGGCTTCCGGCATGCCAGAATATATCCATTGTAGCGATAAACCCCTTTCATCTGCAGGGAGGATCAAACGGCGGCTGCGGGGACTGGCTTTCCGAACCCCAGTGCAATGAAATCCTGAGCAGCAACCTGTGGATGGTAGAGGGAATAAATCATTCTATAAAAGAAGGTTCGTACACAACTACATTAAAATTAAGGCTTGACTCGCCGGGAATCGATGCAAGTAAGGATTCGCCGCTGGGCGGCGAGGGATCAAACGGATACACGCCGAAAAACAATTGTAAATAATAAAAATGGCAGAAAACACAGTAAGAACATCTCCGACCGCATCCATACCTGAAAATCTCCAGATACTAGAGCAGAGAATTGCTCAGGTAGAAGAGCGTTTTTCTGAAATGGGCTATACAGTTGTTGGACTTGTAAAAAGTGAAATAAAACAGGACTGGAAAACCCCTGCACAGCAAGAGACCATTTATGGGATGCATACGGCCATATGCATAGAGACCATAGATCCATGGAAGCAAGGCAGAGTCAGGTATTTCAGCCCCTTGCAACACATGCAGGAGGCTCCGGTCAAGTCGCTCCCTTGGGCCTATCCTATCTCCAGCCAGGGAGGATTCGACGACTGCGGATGCACCTGGGTTCCGCCAGCGGGTTCCAAGCTCTGTCTCATATTCGAGGCTGGAAACAGGCAGTGGCCGTATTACCTTGGGACGACATGGGATAGGGACAGAACTGGAGGGTGGAACTACCCTGTTCCGGAGTATGAAAAGATACACAGAGGTCACAGGGGAGGATATCTCGTAGGAAAGGACGAGACACAAGTTTTCCCTCCATGGAACACCGAGAATTATAACGGATATGACATTGATTCTATCAGCGAGTTTGAAAACGATCCCGAGGCAAGGAACAAGATAACCTATCCGAACATCTACGGATGGAAGACGCCTCAGAAGCACATGATCAAGATGGTCGACGGAAATTACAAATGCAATTTCCGATGGCAGAGGCTAGAGATAAAGTCCTCGCAGGGAAACCATCTGATATTCAAGGACGACAGGGTTCACCCATCGGCGCAATGGGCTCATCCCGACTGCGGTTGTGGAAGCGGCGACCTGAGCAAGTGCAACGAGGGCGACGAGCCAATAGAGAAGGTGGAGAACTGCCCGACGCAGGCACAGGGGGACAACACGCCCGTTGCTCCTGCGGTCATGATGATCGGCAGTGGGAAGGCGAACGAGCAGGCTAGCCAGAGCGGGAGTGCGGAAGGGCAGTGTTCTAACCCCTACTTCAAGCACCGCAGCGAATGCCGGCCCTATTCGGGGCCCGGCAATCCCCAGAACAACAAGGTGGACAAAACCACACTGCCCCAGTCCGGCATCCAGATGACATCATTGAGCGGACACACCTTCTGGATGGATGATTCTGTAAAGGAGCCAAGGGGAAAGAACAACTGGGAGAAGGGCATCCAGCCGTTTGACTACGGATGCGACGAGGTTTTCAAGGGCAAGTCGGTGTGGAAGTCCGCTCACGGCCACCAGATGATGATGAGCGATGTGGAGCCAGATGGAACTCCCAACGGAAGAAGCGCCGAGAACTTCATCAGAATACTCACCGCCACGGGCAACCGGTTTGAGATGAACGACGACACCAAGGGAAAGTCGTGCAGGGCCGGACCGAGAAGGGGAATAGAACTCCACAGCACTTCCAATCACATGATTCAGATGGTCGACGAGAACAACGACCAGTGCAATCTCAATCGTCGAGAAGGCGGAGTCCCTGAAAACAAGGCGACGGACGCCTTCATCAAGATAAGGACGGGATATGGTCTTGAAATGATGATGGCCGATGACAACAGTCAGAGGAACTGCCAAACCCAGTACATACAGATAACAGCACCCCAGAAGGGGCAGGATGACGCCGAGGGAGCGTGCTGCGGACCCCATTTCATCAGGATGCAGGAAAGCATGAACTGCGGCTACATCTTCGTAAGAGCAGGCGGCGATTACATGTGCATGACCGAAGGAGACCACATCACGGTGGTGGGAGTCGGCGAAACCACACCCAAGGACGACTTCTGTAAAGGGGGGTGTCTCGGTCCGAGAAACTGGTTTACGGCGGTTTCCAAGCACTCCGTGCATTGGTCGTGCAATTTCTATTTCAACAAGTCCGAGATAGCGGCGTTCCTGGCCGACAAGATAATACTTCTTATGGCCGGAAAGGACTGTCCTCCCCCTCCCGATTCTCCCACTGGCGAGTGCGGGCCGTGCGTGGGTCCAGTGGCTGTACTGCTAGGCGATCCCAAGACCAAAACCGGCAGGCTCGTGGCTAGCGACAGAGTATTCGCTTCGGCGTCGCAGGAGGCTCCGTGCATTTCAATATTTAACCTAAATCCGTTCACCAAGTGCGGAGGAGTTAACTGCAAATGAACTTTCTAGGAGCTCCATACCCAATAATTAGCCACCCGCTAGGCATGCTCAGGACGCAGAGGGGGATTAACCAGGTCAAATCAGACCTCCTGGTGCTTCTTTTGACGGAGCCGGGGGAGCGGGTTATGTTGCCGGAATTCGGAACCCCCCTTAAGAAGTTCCTGTTCGAGCCGAGCACCTCCTCGCTCGTGGATTCCGTAAAAGACGCGATTTCTAACTCTATAAAGACATGGGAACCGAGGATAGCGGTGTCACAGATAGAGGTGACCAACTCGGCGGACTCCATAGAACAGTCGCTGGATCCCGACGACAGGAAAGAAGACGTCGGTCACATACTGCTCATAAGGATACTTTTCACAGATTTTGACAACATACAGCAGGTTCAAGAACTCAAGTTAGAGGTTCCCCTCGGAGGATGAAATGCAGAACAACTGCCCTTTTGAAATAAAGCCGTACGCAAATTCCAACACGATAAAGAACGACAAGGTATCAAGTCTGAACTACACCAACCAGGACTTCTGGTCAATGAAGACCAGGCTTGTTCAGTTCATACAGGAGAGATTCGGCGACAACGGAACCGTCCTACCCAACACATTTAACGATTTGGTTGAAGGATCCATAGCGATAATGCTCATGGAGAACTGGGCGTTCATCGCTGACACCTTGTCCTTCAAGATGGATCAGATGGTCAACGAACTCTTCATAGACACAGTCACGGAGCCGGACAATGCCTTCAGAATATGCCAGCTCGTGGGGTTCAAGCCCACTCCACCGATACCAGCAAGCTCCATGTGGACTGCAACGATAAATTCCCCCCTATCATCCGACTTGGTTATAGATGCGCCGGTTTCAATAGACATAGCGACGGATGATGGACTGATAGGGATAGAACTGTTCCCAGCCGACTCCAAGAATAACCCAGTGTTTGACCAGGACATAGTCGTACCTGCTGGAATGACCATCAACTCATCCATAGTGGGGCTGGAGGGCAGGACCTTCACGGACAACTTCACAGGGACAGGACAGACATTGCAGTCCGTGTTCACCTCCAAGTCCTCGGTCATTTACGATTCAATAAGCGTCAGGGTTGACGGAATACTATGGGAACGCGTGGACTACTTCAGCGACTCCCAGCCGAGGAGGGAGTACCGGGTGGAGTTTGACTCGTCCTACAGGGCATACATCATGTTCGGCAACAACAGAGCTGGACTGAGTCCCGCACAGGGATCCCAGATAGAGGTCAGGGCCAGGACCGGCGGGGGTACAAGGGGCAACATAGTGACGGGTTATGTGGAGTACCAGAGCCAGGCTCAGATCTTCGGCATAAGCTCCAACATACCGGTCACCTTCAAGAACTACACAAAGGGCGACTTCGGATACGACGGCGACACCATAGAGGACATAAGAAGAAAGCTTCCGTTCTACCTCAGGACGCAAGACAGAGCTGTGACGGGGCTGGACTACAAGCACCTCACCGACCAGTTCGTCACGCCGTACCACGGGCAGATAGGCAAGTCCACCGCCGCCCTGAGAAACCACGGCTGTGCGGGCAACGTCGTGGACATCTACATACTTGCCAGGGACGGAAGCAACGGACTCCAGGAGGCCAATGACAGCCTCAAGGCCGAACTAGCGGAGATGCTGGAATTGAAGAAGATGATAACTGATTACATCTGCATAAAGGATGGAAGCGTCATAGAATCGGACATCAGCATAGAGGTGACTCTTTCAAGGATAAACAAAAAATTTGAGCAGGAGATAAGAACCGCCATAGCGGGAAAGGTAGAGGACTTCTTCTCGCTGTCCAACTGGGAGTACGGACAGGAGTTGAGGGACAGCGACCTGATCAAGGCTCTTGCCCCGGTGAAGCAGGCAGACGGATTCGACATCGTGTTCACCACCGACGATCCGGAAAATTCGGGATCCGCCGTTAGAACCAAGTTCTTTCGGATAATAAGGCCAGGTCAGGTAGAAATAGCGTTCATGTACGAGTGAAAAATGAAAACAGTAGGCACAGACAAAGACATAACGATAGCAGACGATCTGAAATTTATCCTTGAAACAAGGGACGGAAGAGACTGTCTGCACACACCCTACCAGATCACGAGCGTGACCGTATATTTCGTCTCCAGGGAGTTCACCGACACCTCGGTCTCCGAATATCAGAAGGATTTCCGCAGGAAAGACCTTCTGGAGAGGTACGAACAGGTCAAAAAATCCCTTTGTCTTAGGTTCAAGAACAATGTCAGGGTCGCAACAAACTCGCAAACGACCTTGTCAGGACTTCAGACGATAGATGGAATAAGTCTTTCGGAAGGGGACAGGGTTCTAGTGAAGAGCCAGACCAGCCCAACCGAAAATGGCATATATTCAGCAAAAAATGGATCATGGAGCCGTTCCGACGACGCATCCGAATCCTCGCAGGTCGTCTCTGGGATGTATCTCTTCGTGGACGAAGGCATCCAGAACATAGGGTCGGGATGGATGCTTCAGGAGGAGTCCGATGTGGCTCTTGGAGACACGCCGCTTGTTTTCATCAAATTCTCGGAGAACGGATCGCCGGCATCCCCGGACGAGAACTCGGCCAGCCTCCTTGCATCCTTGAAGACCCAGATAGAGCAATCCAAGTTCAGTTCAAATTTCTTCTACAAGGACGCAGATCCCGTGAAGGTTTTCGGGGGTTCCGTAGATCCCGAGACCGGAGAACTTTATCCAGCATGGCTTAATCCGGACATGGTTCCACCAGAACTAAGATCAAAGGTGATCTCGGACAACATGCTGTTTCAGCATGAGGAAGACGGGGAGTTAGTCGAGGGCAAGTTCGTTCTGGAATGGAATCCAGCGGGATGCAGGGAGGGCGACTACTTTGTCTGCTGGTCGTGGATGCCCAATCTTGCCGGGGACGTTCTTTCCGCCCACATCGGCTTTTCACTTGAGGGAAACGGGTCGCTCACAGCCAGCATACCCACCCACGCCACGAGTCCGAACAAGTACGAAACCCTCATGGATCGCTATCTGCCGGAGATGTTCAAGACGGTCATTTCCGAAGCGGACATAAGTCCAGTTGTCATCAAGGGACTCAACGAATCCGTAGCTGCCGGATTCACCTCCGTGGAGAACATGGCGAACCAGATAATAGACTTGCTGGATGCGAACGCAACCCATGAGCAGTTCCTTCCCCTTCTTTCAAACTTCTTCAATCTCCGCCTCAAATCGTCCGATCCCACATTGTGGAGGAGGCAGATAAAGAAGGCTATCCCGAACTTCAAGAAGAAGGGGAGCGTATCCGGACTGAAGGAGGCTCTGGGCGACATAGGGATGAAGTTTCTGAAGCTGACACGTATGTGGCAGGTGGTCTCGGACTACACCCACCAGGAACACTTTGACTTCGCCGGCTCTAATGTCTTTGATCTCTCCAAAACCGCGCTACTTCCGACCGATTCCAATTTCAAGGTGTGGCGCAGAAACAAAAACCAAGATTCATGGTCGGAAGCAAATGACTCAAATTATCAGTGGAGCCAGGGGCGGGTGACCTGGGTCGGTCCGGCTCTGGAAGAAGGGGATTCCATAAGAGTTCTCTACAAGACGGCTCCAATACCCGCCGGGCAGCAGAGCAAGGAAAATTACATAAGAAACCTGCCGCTGATGGACGACCGGGACGAGAGGGATCAGGAATATCCTACGAAAAATTGGAATGTCCACCTCCTGGAGGAGGACGATCCGATGTTCGATGTCATCGTCCCCGTGCGCCACCCGCTTGCTGATCCCACGATGTGGGGGAGGGTCAGAACTGAATTCCCCTACAGCGAAAACGCTTACAACATGGATGAATACAACGGTTCCAAGAGGGAAAGTCTGATTCCGTGCGACATAGACAAGGAGTTTGTGGACTCGTGCGGAAGGTGCCAGAGCAGCAAGTTTTCGCTTGACCTTGAGGCGGAAGCCTTCAGCGACGAGAGTTTTGATGAGGCGAGGCAAATAACGGAGGAGTACATGCCTTTCCATTCAGTTGTCCACGCATTCAATGTGAGCGGGGGGCTGAACGAGTTTGTTGAGCCCGCCACTGAAAAAATAGAGACGCTTCTTTCTTTCTTCGGGGACGAATACACGCTTGCCGGAGAGGCGCAGAACATATTCAGCAGGAACATGGACAGAGATCAGATGTTAAATGTCAAAAGAAGTCTTCTGGCCGATTTTGAGGTCGTTGCCGAAGAATCGGGAACGATAAGCAATCAGAGGGTGTGCCTGTACCCTTCTGCCCCGAACTCCGAATCGTTCCTCTCCGACGGAGACAGAAGGGGAACAACTCAGGGATTTGACGCTCTGAACGTGAATACCTCGTTAGTCGGTTCGGGAGCTTTCGACAACAGTAATCTGCTAGAAATACTCGGGTCGTCCACGACCTACGGAACCCTTTCGTCCATAGACGGAGACAGGGCGGTCATGGCCGGAACGGTAAGCTCACAGATGGTGGGGCCGACGTTCGAGTACAGAGTGTCAAACAAAATTGCGGACATGGTCGTGGACATAGAGCAAGCAGATCAGCTTATGCTGAACGACCCAAACACCGATTTTTCGATGTTTGACATATCCACACAGAGGGATGTTGATGCCGGGGTGGCGGCCGCTCCCGTATGGAGGGTAAGGCACGCGAGTTCGCAATACATCGTGCATGACATGCTTCCGGACGGAACTCTGCTTCTGACCTATGAATCGCCAGCCAGTGCGGTGGTCGGCTGGCAGCTTCTCAAAGACGGAACATTGATGAAATTCTCGCCTTCGGGTTCCCTGACGACATTGAATTACGGCATGGTCAGCGTCGTGTCGCCTTCTGCCGTGGAAGGACTCAGGGCGGGCGACTATCTCTATTTGAATTGGAACTCTTCCACAGAGAGGTATAGGATAAAGTCCTTCAGCAGCGTCAATGGCGATGTCTTTTACATAGAGGGCTACCAGGGCGGTTCCGTCGGAGGGGAGGCTGCAAAGGCCTACAGAAGAGTACTTGACAGGAAGGTCGGAAGATTGGGCTACGAGGGAATCGTCCTTGTGGCGGGGGGCGACCTAGAGACATCTCTGCCAGTGTCCAACGGATCGGGAAACACATCGCAGTCCGTCAATTCCGGCGACATAAAGGAGAACTACCTCGTTATAATTGACGGGAAATACTATTCTATAACGGACATAGACCGTTCCACGCTTGTTTTGAACGGGCCTCATGAAGAATGGGGCGTGTCTGGCCAGAACGTGGATTTTTCGGTGTATAAGTTTGAAAAGAAGGTTCTGGAGGTTCCTAAAAGGGAGCATCCTCCGGTGCCGGGACACATATTCAACTCCGTGGACCGCTCGGGGGGCGTGATCCTCTCGGGGACGGAGGCCGACGTTCACTTCACTGCCATGGCTCTCAACTCCATGGGGGGAGGGAGCCAGGGATCCGTTGATTTTTTGTCCCAGAATGAATCAATAGACTTTGAAATAGAATACAAGGAATAGCGAGGAAAGAAAATGGAAGAATCACAGGCATGCAGGGGCGATGTACAGATGGTTATCGGGTACGAGGACGGCACGAGCGATGTTCTGGAGTTTCGCAACGCCATTCTGAAGAAGGGCAGGGAGGCGCTGGCTCTGTCGCTTGCCAACAGAATCGGCTCCGACTTTGACTTCTTTGTCAACAGGATGCTCTTCGGAGACGGAGGAACCACGGGCTCGGCTCCGAAGGTGGTTCAGCCCGACAGGAACGGCCTGTTCGGAACGACGAGGGTATCCAAGCCCGTCGTGGCAAACATAGACGTCAACAACGAATCCCAGGTGATATTCACATCCGTGGTGGGCTTCGGCGAGGGAAACGGTTTCAATCTCAATGAGATGGCTCTTCAGATGCAGAACGGCGACCTGTACAGCATGGCGACCTTCCCTGGCATATCCAAGACGCAGCAGATGCAGCTGACCTTCAACTGGCGCATTTCGTTCCTCTGAAAACGCCGTCCCGGTAGCGTAAATAGATTGCCATCCGGCTCCAGACCCCAAGAGACACGAGGATTGAAATGCCAGACATCCAAAGCATACCCGAGGTTCTTTACCAGGCAGATCAGCCCTACCATGTCCACTATGACAATCTGCCCCTGAGGAACATCTTGGACAGGATCGGTCTTGTCAACATACAGGTTGACACAAACACCGACATTCTTCGTGGGGCATCCGGAAGTGCCGGATCGCTCAATGCCAGGCTTGACAAGTCTCTAGACGATGCCGGGGACATCAAGGCCGACGCGGTGAACAATGCCAACCACAGCATAGCAAGCCATGCTGACGGCGACGGTTTCGTCCGAATGACAGACGAGGAGCGAGCCAAACTGGATGGCGTCCGAAGCGAGGCGAACAAGCTTGAGATAGAGATCGAGGGTTCCGGCGATTTTTTTACCGTCCCTCCCGCCGGAAGCAACGGAATCTTGCGTATCAGGAAGTCTTCCACGATATTCATGGAGTTTCAGAGTCCGGACACGGTTCGCCTGCATTCCGTATTTCCTCCCGACGCGGCCCACAGGCACAGTTGCGATCTCATCCCCGCATACGATGTTCCGTCAGGCCCCTCGTACAGAAACTACAGAACCACTGCGGTGAACACGCCCTTCGTGGAGGGGTCGCTCAGGGTCTATGTGAACGGAGCGAGAATAACAAAGGTTCCCGTAAAAGTCCTAAGCTATTCGGCCTCTTCTGTGACCGTGCCCAATTCGGGAGGCATTGTTGTTTTCCCTTCATCGGCATGGGTCGGCACATATATAGAATCGGAGAGCCCTGAAGGCGGCACTTTTAGGCTCAACAGGTCTATCTCGCCGAGCGATGTGATAAGGATAGATTTTGACGAGATGATTCTCCCGCCGTCCACTTTAGAAATTCAAACATGGCCGATAATTTATTCAAAAATCACGGCAAATAACAAAACGACATATTGCTGGGCTGTACAGGCCATCGCACCGTCTGGATATTTAATACGGTATCAGTGGCAGTTTTCTGATAATGGTGGCTCAACATGGACGGATTGGTCAGACGCAACTCTTAATACACCTTCTGGTAGCTTGCCTGACGGGACAGTTTTTGGAGGCGGTTCTTGGGTCATATCCGGCTCTAAAGCCGCAATTTTTACAATAGTGAAAAGCGGAGATGTTTCGTCGCCTCCATCGGGCAGGAAATACAGAGTGGAACTTTCTTCTCAAGGCCTTTCCACTGTATGGGCTTACGAGAAAAACAATTCGGTCGGAAGTTCAAGTTCAAGCTCAAGTTGAGAGGACAGATGTACAGGGGAAGCAGGGAAATAGATATTAACTTCGTGATTCTGTCGCCTGATCCCAACATAGGCCGCCTGAAGGGTACTGTCAGGTCAATCAAGAATAACTACAAAGAAGACGCGAACATCGTCTGTTCTGTGAGAAAGGACATCAAGAAACCACAGTTGGACGAGATGAACGAGGTTTGTCCGGCGTTCAAGGGAGGCGAGACGATCACGTCCCTCATAAACAACGGCATCAAGAATTCCAAGCCGGGCTGGACGATGTTGATAATGGAGGGTGCGTGGCTTCCAAGAAGCGTTCAGTACAGATATTCAAGTTGGATGGAAAAGAACACCGACATCCTTTTCCCCATAGTGATGAGCTATGACAAGGAAGGGATTCCGACGAAAATCTACAACACATTCGCGGAATGCACCTTGAATGGAATCATGATAGACAGAGATTTTTTCTTGAAAGTGGGTAAACTTTCTGAAAATCCCCTGACGACATCACGCGAATTCTGGTCGTTTGAGGCGACGGATAAGGGAGCCACATTCAAGGCCATACTCGGGATAAAAATCTGCTAGTCGCCGAGGTTGAAGAATCGCCATCTGTTTTCGAAGTTGATGAAAGTGTCTCCGTCTATGTGCGACAGGTATTCCTTAACCTCGTCCCATGTAGAAAAGAACATGCTGTGGGGCAGTGTCCCGAATAGCCAGTCGGGGGTTTGATTCTTTCCTTGCTCCATCCTTATCAGAACCGGCTTCTTGGAGCGGTTGGCCAGGAATATCTCCTCAAGGGTTCCGCAGGGATGGGTGTTAAGATCTAGATTGACTATAAGAAAATCGCTTATGTCAACGAGCCTTAGATCCACTGCCCGGATGGTCTTCATCATATTGGAGAGCTCGTCGTATTTCTTGCTCTGCTTCAGGAGATTCTTCACCTGGTGGGTTGTGTCGTCCTCGGCTCCGAGGTCCCCCGGCTTGTTGAGCGGGTTGAATACGACCACCCCGAGGTCTTTCAAGAAGGGAGTTATGCTGTCCCTCCATCCGAACCCCCTGTCCGCCACCCGATCCATGGCTCCGGCAAGGTAAACGCGCTGATTTCTGAGTCTGTTCATGTTTTTTGGAGGTTTTTTCTCTAATAGGCTAGACAATACCCATCGGAGCAAAAAATGTCAAGTGAAATTTACAAGCGAGCCTGCGATCTTGTTGAATCCAGGCCGGTCTGTTCTAGGCATACTTTCTACCAGTTGAAGCATTTCGTACTTGGAAAGGAACTCACCACACAGGCCAAAATGCAGAAGTGTCTTCGCGAGATAGATGCCCGAAAAGGCTCCATGAAATCAATGATTTTAGGCATCGAGGATGCCGAGGACGAGCTGAAAATGCTAGGGCTCAAAATAGCTCTTTTGGAAAAAAAGAAAGAGAAAAATGAACTACATAAGGAGTACAAAGCCATTCAGAAAAGGAAACTTTCCCGTAAAAAGGCCGTCCTTCAGGACACCATCGATGACATGAGGAAGAAGCTCCTTGAGACAGAGGAGGAGACGAGCTTTTTCCTCGGCGCCTACAGCCAGCTTGAGAAGATAGAACCCCTCAGGAGGCACGATGACCCGGAAGCTAACGCCCATTACTGGAATGAGAATTTTGCCCAGGAACTTCAATTGAGGCTTCTGTTGCAGAAGCCCCTGGATTTGGATTTGGTGAAGTGCATACTTGCGATGGATCCAGAATCCGCGACCAGAAAGGAAATGATAGGAATATTGGAGCAGATACAAAACAGGGCACTCATCGCCAGCGAACAAGCGAAGTTGTCCGTCAAGGAAAAAAACGATGAGTGAAAGACCATCTAGTTTGGATGTGGGTTATGTGGCCGGGAAGCTTTCTCTTTTTCCCGATGTCTTGGACGACAAGGACAGCCTGTACGAGGTCAGAAACAACGCAGAGACGGTGTTGAGGACGGGACTCCCGTACAACGGCAAGAAAATAATAGTGGAGGACACATCCCCTTTTCCCCCGACGGGCATAATAAGAGTGGGATTGCCCGCGGGAGTGGCGGGCGAGGCGGAGCTGATCTACTACGGCTCCAAGACCGAAAATGCATTCAAGGATCTTGTGAGGGGGTTTGCGGGATCAAGACAGAACCAATGGCCTGCGGGAACTTCGGCCACAAACGCGGTGACGGCCGAGCCGCACAACGCCGTCAAGGACGCGATCATAAACATAGAAAAAAGAGTGGGACTTGAAACCAAACCCGATCCAGGGAGCCTGAACAGAAGGCTGAAGGACATGGAACTGAAATTTCTGTCTCCCAAGGCGGTTTTCAGGTCGTATCCGAGAGTCGTAGGGCCGGGAAAGCCGGTCAGGTTCCAGAACTTCTCCGAAGGAGATGTCATCAGAAACCTTTGGGACTTCGGAGACGGCGGACAGAGCATGGAAAAGAATCCGACCTACACCTATGCTAAAGAAGGGGTGTACACGGTGCGACTTCACATAGTCACAAATACGGGAGCCCAAGGAATATCCACGAAGACCAATTATCTGACCGTCTCGGAGGACGAAAAGCCGTCTTTCTTCTACGCAAAGAAACTCAATTCGCCGGCTCTCACCTACAGTTTCGTTGACCAGACGGACGGGGACATACTTCAGAGGTTCTGGGTGTTCGGCGACGGGGAGAGCCTCAAGGAGGAGGATCCTGCGAAGCACGAAGTGTCTCATACGTACCAGAGTCCAGGACTCTACGAGCCATCATTGCTGCTGGTGTTTGCGGGAGACAAGGTCAGAAGAGTTTTTCTCAGCGAAATGCTGGAGGTGTCCTGATGGCCAACATGCCGAAAACCAGCGACTTCCCGAAGACTTTAGACAACGACAAAAACCTCTTTCTCGTCCACGATGCGCTGAGAGTCAGGCTTCTGGAGGACTACAACCCGGGGGACACTTCGATAATAGTAGAGGGCGACGAGTCAGTCATGTATAAGTTCCCCCCGAACGGACTCATAACGCTCACGGAGCAGTGCGAGGACATAGACAAGAGGGCTTTGAGTTTCTACTACAATTCCAAGACATCCACAAGTTTCGACGAACTTGAAATCCTAGAAGAGTTCAAGGATCTTGATGTTGCCAAACCAAGAAGAACAACAAATGTCACGATGAATGTGACAGACAGACATCACAATCATCTCAAAGACGCTCTGATTTCCACGCAGTACTTCCTAGGGACGAGGTACGACGGCGAGGACGACGAAACCATCACCGGGAGAATAAAATACGTGGAAAGGCTTGCCCTTTCCCCAAAGGTCTGGTTCTCCTCTGATTCGACGGTCGGGATCGCTCCCTTGAAAGTAACTTTCAACAACGAGAGTTTCAGACTTGGCGACGGCAAGATAACAATGACCTGGAGATTTGGGGAGGGGCCCGACCTGGTTCGGGAGTACGACGGATCTTCAGATTTTCTGTCAAGGAACGAAGTTGTCGGAGGAGTCTCCATATCAGGAGGTTCTCTGACAAAGACATATTCATCCCCCGGAACTTATACGGTGAGGCTGACGGTGGAGAATGAACACGGCAAGGATTCGGTAGAGTTCGTGAATATGATAAACGCAAGAAGCGAGTGTCCTGATACGGCTGTGATACAGATAAATCACAGGGCTTCGCAGAATTACTACCAGGGAAATGTCGCGCAGGGAGTCTTCCCAAGAATAAGATCTGTGGCGAACAGTTTCATAGATATGGAGGTGCCTTCCGGTCTCAATCCATCGAATCCGGGACACAGGTACTCGGGAGAGAAGGTTGACGGCAACGGAAATCCGATAGATCCGATCGAGGAGTACACATGGTCTTTGGGAGATGATCTTCCCCATTCCGACTACAGGATAGCCAAGGCCTCGTACAGCCTCGGGGGGTACTACGACATAAATCTCAGGGTAGACACGATCTACGGGGCGTACAGGATCACCAAGTACCCGAACTCAATAGACATAGTTGAATCAAGCAACCTATGGATGTTCAACCACACCTCTTTGAACGCCAACGGAAGCGGCGTTGTCAAGGCCTATGAATTTGGCCTTCAGAGCGAGACATTCAAGACGCTCGGCTCGCAGACGCTTCAGGTAAGCAGAGACAATTCATTTTTGGACCACTACGGATCCCAGGACTACTACTCTGATGCGCTGGCCAGGTCAAAAAGGGAATTCTCCAGAAATGTGGAATTCGTCCAGGCGGGCACCGGAAGTTCGGGAGGCGGGGGAAATTCTCTCCTCATGTGGGCTGGCGGTGGGGCTGTGGTAGACGGAAAGAAAATCCACATAAGGAAGTACAACGCATTTGATGACCACTACGAAAGCGTGCCAGACATATCTAACAGGCCATGGAACTGGGCGGCGTTGAATTCTGCCGACAAAACATACTTTCTGTTTGGGGAGGATCAAAGCCCGTCATCCGGAATCAACATTGCCTTCCCGCAAAGACTAGACTATGACCTTGCGACTCAGACGGCCTTGTCGCCGACAATCCTGCAGTTCTCTTCGTTTGAAAATGGTGCCGACGAGCTTCTTAATCACCCCTCGTTTTTTGACGAGTCGGGAACGCCCACCAACGGCAACTTCGCAGTTTACAGAACGGCATGGAAGGATTCTTCGGGGTACATAATTCGCAATTCTTCAGTGAATGAGTTCTTCAGGCTTTCGGATTTCTACAGAACAAACGGCAGTCTCTCGAGTCCGTTCGGAACGATCACCAAGCTACCAAGCATCGTCGGATCCGTCAAACTAGAGGGGCAGCTCGTCAGCCTCTCCAACGGAGTCTTTCTGTTCAACAATACTGGAGAAATATGCGCCTGGAACGACACCTCCCTCACATGGGAGGTCGGTCGAGCAAACTCTTCTTCGGTCTCCTTCAGATCACTACAGGACTTTTCCGTGTCGGGATTTGATGACAGATCAAACACGCTCCTTGCGGTTTCGGATGGAGACAGGGCCGCATACCTCAGTTACGACTATAGCCCCAAGGCCTTCATAAAATTCGATGGGACAGACCTGACTTTTTCGGTCGTAAGGACAAGGCCATCAGGATCCCAATTTAAGATGGGCATTTACTAAATAACAAACCATGCCAACAGGATTCCCCCCGCAAATAGCTTACCCACTAGCACTGGACTCTGACCGAACCCTCTACCTCGTGTACAACACGAGCGAGGCCAGAACCACCGCAGAGAACTCGGCCTGGGAAGAGGAAATACAGATAGTCCCGGTGGGCGACTGCCAGCAGGAGATATGGGCCGAAAACGGTTTCGCCAACATATCCGGAGAGATGTTTTACTATGATGCGGTGGAAAAAAACGATCCCGCAGGAAGTGGCGCTACATTGGGCAATGTCAGGGTCGATTCAAAGGGTTCCATCTTGTCCGTATCTGTGCTGAACGGGGGACAAGGATACTGTCTCCCGGAGATCGCGGTAAAAGGCAAGGGAACGGGCGCCCGGCTGAAGGCTGTCGTATCGGGCGGATCAATAGAAAGAGTGGAGGTGGTCAGATCGGGAACGGGATACGAGGACGGATCTACAGTACTGGAACTAGAGGGAAAGATATTCAAGCTCAAGAGATGCCTGAGGAGCATGGGGGGCAAGCCCACGAAATTCAATCCTTCGGGCACTTGGGTTCGGGGATTTGTCATGGCGGAGCATCACAACCAAATTGTAGATGCGACCATATCAATAGAAAAATACATATTTGATCTGGAGGCCAGAGTAGCGAAACTAGAGGAGGAACCCGTCTGTTCGGACGACGCCTACTGTGCAGAGGTGACCTTGGAGACGAATGTGTCCCAAGATCCAGAGGGATGCAGGGAAACTACGATGCAGTACAGCGTCATCGTCAACGGGACTTTCAGCACGTTCACGCTTGACTTTGGTGACGGACAGTCCACCAGTTCTATTCAATCAGGAGTACACACCTACGCCTCGGGAGCGAATATAGATCCCGTCGTGACAGTTGTCGGAAGCGACTGCACTGTTGTTCAAACCCCCATCTCAAGACAGAAGGGGGGCGTTCCGGAAGTTCCCGAAACACCTACCTTTGTGATACCAATTCCTCAAGTTCCCAATTTTCCGGAAATATCCATCCCGGACTTTCAGCAGCCAAATCCGCAAATAGAACTTCCGCAGATAGTCTTCCCGTGCTTGAATGTTTCGCCAATAGGCACAGACATAAATATTCCAAGCATAATAAACATTGTTCCTCCGGTGATATCCTTCGTGCCTCCGAGTATATCCCCTGTCAGTTTTACATTCGGCCCCGCCCCCACAATTTCGCCCGCAAGCTTCACGTTCGGCCCTGCTCCGAGCATATCGCCCGCAAGCTTCACGTTCGGCCCTGCTCCGAGCATATCGCCCGCAAGCTTCACGTTCGGCCCTGCTCCGAGCATATCGCCCGCGAGCTTCACTTTCGGTCCTGCTCCGAAGATATCTCCCGCGAGCTTCACTTTCGGTCCTGCTCCGAAGATATCGCCCGCGAGCTTCACTTTCGGTCCTGCTCCGAAGATATCTCCCGCGAGCTTCACTTTCGGTCCTGCTCCGAAGATATCTCCCGCGAGTTTCACGTTCGGCCCGGCTCCGAAGGTGTCGCCCGCAAGTTTTAACTGGGGTACGCCTCCGAAACTTACGGGTGCGAGCTTTAACTGGGGAACCCCTCCGAAGGTGTCCAACGCCAGTTTTGTATGGGGTACGCCTCCGAAAATATCCAATGCTAGTTTTGAATGGGGTACGCCTCCGAAAATATCCAATGCTAGTTTTGAATGGGGAACCCCTCCGAAGGTGTCCGGTGCAAGCTTCAACTGGGGTACGCCTCCCAAGGTATCCGGTGCAAGCTTCAACTGGGGTACGCCGCCAAAGATCACCAGTTCATTTAATTGGGGTACAACACCTAGTGTGACCGGATCTTTCACATGGGGGGATTATGTTCCTAGCGTCACGGGATCGTTCTCATGGGGCGATGTGCCTAGCATAACTGCATCATTGAGCTGGGATAATCCTCCAAAAGTAAGCATAGAGTGGGGGAATGTCCCGACTTTGTCCTGCGTCGTGACCGTGGAGTGCGGAGGGAGCCAGGGATCCAGCGGCTTCAGGAGGGCGAATACGCTTGATGAAAACTTTGTGGACGACTTCAACACGGACAACTTTGACATAGAAATAAGCGACATAGGCATACCTTCGGAAATCAAGGTCGTGGTGCCGAAGTTCCCCGACATCAAAATAGCCCACGACATACCCAAGTTCATAGACATAAAATCAGACATTCCCAACAAGATCGTTCTTTATCAAGCCGATCTGATACCCAAGGAAATAAAAATAGTCAATGAATCGGTAATCCCGAGCGTCATAGCGCTGGACTCTTCCAGCGTTCCGAATTCCATAAGGATAGACGCAACCTCTGTTCCAGGCTTCATAAGCCTCGTTCCGGTGGACATACCGTCCGCCATCAGGCTAGACGGTTCGGAAATACCCGAATTCATACGGGTTGTAGGCATACCCGAGTCAATAGAGGTGAAGATGCCGAGCGAAATAGTTGCGAGACTCGAGGTGCCTGAAAACCTGGAAATCCCACTAGTTTACAAGGGCGGTCCCGTTCCCATCCAGTTTGACACATCTAATCTGCTAGGTGGTGACGAGCAGGCCTGTTTTGCCCTCGTACCCTGCAACAAAAAATGAGAATAAAGAAGTACAGAAACAACGAATACATTCTCGCCGAAGGTATTTGGGTCAGAAATCTGTGCTCGGAGGCGAAGCCCCTTGACATAAACTCTCTTGGCGGGGGAGATCTGAGTCTGTTTCTCTGGAACGAGTGCGAGAACATGAAGGTTTCGGGGATAAACATGGACGATCTGAACCGCGTGGATATGGAAAATCTCGTGATATTTTCGGACGGATACGGATGGAGGGAGCGGCAGAAGGTTCTGGCTGGCATGCCCAACAAGATGGTCAAGACGATAGGCGTGAACGGCAGTCTTTCCAAATGGGAGATGGCCGGCGAAAAGGCCGAGGTCAAGAGGACCATGACTTTCTATCTCGTCAACAATCCCTACGGGGAGTGCGTCGGATACCTGCCCCGTAAACACAGGTACTATCCGAACCTGATAGCCTCCACCAAGACGAATCCCAAGTTCATAAGGGAATACGAAGGCCAGCCGGCGTTCTACAGATCTTCCCAGGACCTGAACTACTCCGGAGTGGGTCAGGATGAATGCATGAGGCTGGACGACTACAGGAACCCCATATGCGCGGCCTTGAGCTTTGCCTGGAGAAACAGGGTCAGGAAAATAGCCTTGCTCTGCTGCGACGAGGCCTTTGAGGATGAACGACCAGGCTCCGTCAGAATGGAGAACGGACTGTATCAGTATCCCCAGCAGATAATGTGCCAGAGGATAATAGACAAGCAGATATACTGGCTGAGGCAGGCCGGGGTAGAGGTGATGGACTGCTCGTCGGGAATAGAATACGAGAATGCTGAATATATAAGTCTGGAAAACTTGCCCTCTTTTTTTGAGAAGGACTGAATGTCTGGTTTCCCTTATATCAACCCCGACAACTTCAAGAAGTGGATGAACAGCCAGGAAGAATTCAATCCTTCCATGGAGTGCGACCTCGTGGGTCTTCAGGTAGAGACCAGATTCGGGGCGAAAAGGATAATGAACAAGATGACGATAGAATCGGGTAGGGCTTGCAAGGTTGCCAAGGACTTCGTGGAGAACGGAGGAGTTATATCCGAGGTCATCGGGGAAGAATATCTCATCAAGGTGGAATCGGGATCATTCTTGATAAGCAAGAACATGGTCATCGTCTGATGTCCGAATTCCTCCGAAGCATCGTGGATTTCGTGGTAACAAGCGCATTTCTGTTTATGTTCGTAAGTCCCATGTAGCCCGTGAACTGTTGCAGGGGAAGGTTTGAGTATCCCCTTTTCTGAAGCGAGATTCTCAAGTCGTCGAAAGACTCCGCAGACTCCACGAAAAGCTCGTACTCCATACGATTTTCATAGGCCTCTCTTGCAACCGCCGCGGATATCTGGGGATTCAGTCCGAGTCTGGAGATGTCCTCCACCCGCGTGGCATAGGCCTTGCCTTTGAAACTGAACCCGCTTACGACCTTGATCCCCTTCTTGTCACGCCTTGCTAGGTATAGGTACAGGCTATTTCTGCTCATCTAGTAGCTCCTTGAAGAATTCCTCAAGCACTATCTGCGTGTATATGTCCGGCGTGCCGAACTGGCCAAAAAAGCACCTCATTGCCTCTTCGGCCTTGTCTTCGTTCTGTTCTTCCATGTTTCTCCGAGAAAGCCTTGTTCAGGCTATATATAGAGAATAGTTCGACCAAAAGAGGAAAAACATGAGCGTTTTCAGGGTGAAATTGACAAACTCCAGACAGGGTCTTCTTGACATACACGACAACCAGAGAACGGCCTATATCACGGGGCCGAACAGGATCAACAGGAAGCTGAAGGACGGCGAGACGTTTACCGACTGCAACTACTGGAAGCGCTTTGCCTATCCAAACGTGCCTCTTGAGGAGGCGTTCATAGAGGTTGTTTTCGATGACGGCACGATATACAGCGATCAGATAGCCGAGAACACCTATCCGAGGGTGTACAACATCGTGGCGGCCGCGGGATCCACATACGCCCAGAACAAGGCCGACATAGCAGGGGATTCGGGGTCGTGGGCCCTCTTCGCCCAGATCACCAACAAGAGCGACGCCGACGACATAAAGGTCAGAATAAACGGCCTGGACACTGCGATAATAGACATACCGGCGGGAGCCACGCAGACCTTTAATCCCGGAGAGGTGACGATAGGCACCTTGGAAATAAACAATCAATCGGGATCGGCTCCGGCGGAGGTGCAGATACTAGTTTCGGTTAGTTCCGTGGGCAGGAGTTGATTTCTCCTCAGATAGCTATATTAGACCGGGTAAAAAATGCCAAATCTAATCAAACCAGGGGAAGCTAGGGTAATTACCAAGAACGGCGAGGTTTTCGTAAACATATCCCTGGAATTGACCGTGAAGTTGGACGGATCCAATATAAGCGTGGCTGCGAACGGCATTCAAGACAAGACTAAATCGGCGGATCAGAGCGAAAAGATCAAGTGGGAAATACCCGACTTCAGTTCAGACAAAATTCAATTCGGCAAGTGAGGATCAAATAATGGCCAGACTAGGATTCGATTGCGGGACCTACCATCTCGTTTGTTGCAGAAGAGCCGCGGACAATGAACTTTCGTACAAGAAGGAGGTCAATGCCTTTCTTGAAATGCCATTGGAAAACCGCTTCGTATTCAACATGATGAAGAACGCGGGCGTTCCTCTCATAGAGAACAAAGAGTCCAATGTGGGATACGCCCTTGGCGAGTCGGCCGTCAACATGGCCTACACCATGAATCAAATAGAACTCAAGCGCCCCATGAAGGACGGATGTCTCAATCCAAGAGAGAGGCACGCCCAGCAGATCATGAATGTAATGTGTCACAGTCTCATAGGCGAGATAGATGAGGACGACTCCACGATTTATTATTCAGTCCCCGCGAATGCAATTAATCAGGAGACCGACGCCGACTACCACGGCAAGGTTCTCGAGGCCATGTTCAGGTCCTACAGAAGCGAAAAGGGATACAAGGTAGACCCGCACCCGATCAATGAGGCTCTTGCTCTTGTTTATGCCGAACTTCAGAACAAGGCCTGGACGGGTGTCGGAATATCATTTGGTGCGGGCATGGTCAATCTCTGCTACGCGATGTACGGTGCTCCCATATTTCAGTTTTCCCTAGTAAACAGCGGCGACTGGATTGACAAGATGGCTTCAAAGGCCATAGGCGAGGAGACCACGACCTATGTGAACAGAGAAAAAATGCATTCCGATCTCACAGTTGATAATCCTGATACTCTTGTACAAAGGGCGATAAAAGCCCAGTATGAGATAATGATTCAACACACTGTGCAGGGGATCAAGAAGGGGATAGAGGAGGCGGGCAACAAGGCGAGATCAGAACAGCCGATAGACATCGTTATCGCGGGAGGCACCAGCATGCCCAAGGGATTTGATGTTCTGTTCCGCACTATACTTGATCAGTCCAAGATTACTACAATGAAGATAGGAGAGGTCATCAGACCGCAGGATCCTCTCTATTCGGTAGCCAGAGGCTGCCTGATTGCGGCAGAAAACGCGAAGTGAAAAAAGAAAGAAAGAAAGGAAGAAAGATGAAAAAGACGGTAAGTGACCTCGGTGCTGGAGCCTACCTCCTAATGCACGGACACAAGGTCGTGGGCAGGAAGGGTAGGGACTTCATATTCGAGGTCAATGATCAGGAGGAAGTGGAGTTTGAGCAGAGGAAGCTCGAGTATCTATCGAGCGAATTCCACAGGTTCGACTCCTATATCATGTCCCTGAAGAAGGTCGGCGAATACACCCCATGAAAATAGAAGGCCTTGAGTATTTCGTAGGAAAGATATGCACCGTTTTCACTGTGCAGACGAACAGGGATTTCAAATCGGAAAACCCCCAGACCTTTCCGCAGCCCGTATTCCACTACTTTGTAGGAAGGGTTCTGGAGGTGAACTCCAGGGGCATATGTCTGGAACAGTGGAACAATGAGAAGAAGCTGCGGACTTTCTTCTTCATGGATCACATCGTTTCCATATCCGAAGAGGAAATCCTAGATCCGTCCAATCCGAAGGACAAGCAGGTCATAGAGGAATACAAGAAAACGAATGAGTCTTCCTTGAAGAAGGCCAACGAGAATGTGGAGATGCTGAAGAAGCAGAGGGAAAGCCTTGCGGAGAATCCCTATCTTGACATAGAGGATTTGTCGATTATGGCCAAGGTTCGCTAGATTATTTTTCTCATGGCAATCTTTGTGCTTTCCCAGTCTCCCTGGGCTACGGATTCGTTGTATTGTCGCTCGTTTGCCCTGATGTAGTGTCTCAGTATCTTTTCGCCCTTCTCGACGAGCATGCCGTTCCAGTCCTTGAACTCCTTGCAGGCCCTTACGTACGAGATGTTTGTGATCCCCCTGGACAGCAATTGCTTGGCTATTTTGGGAAGCGCGTCCGATCCGGCATCGTCGGCATCAAGGCATATAATGGGCAGGCATCCCCTGATCATGTTCATCTGCGTTTCGCTCATGGCCTTGCCCCCGAGAGCCGCAGACTTGAATCCGCACTGGAACAAGGACATTGCGTCAAATTCGCCCTCCGTTATGTATATTTTTTCACCATCGGAAGGCCAGTTCTGGACATAGAGGACATCGCCCTTTCCTATTCCCAACTCCTTGGGAGGGCCGAGGTAACGGAGGTTTGTTCCCGGATCTCCGATGTATCGGCCGTTGTAGTATATGAGACGGCCTTCTCGCGAGTAGTAGGGGATGACTATCCTGTTTCTGTACCTTCCCGAAGTGCATATCAAAAGGTTTCCCGTCTCTATCTTTCTTGACCTGAGATACTCCTCGGCGTCCCTCTTGAGCCTGTGTGAGGAGGGAAGGTCGTCAAAAAGATAGCAGTCCTGCGGCATGCCGAGACCGTCCTGGACGGGTTCGCACGGTTCAGACCCACCCTTTTTTTCAAAAAGTTCGTTGACGCGCCTTTCAAGGTCTCCCAATCCGCCCGAAGAAGTGGAATTGAGGATTTCCGCCGCCTGCTCGTTATTGCATTTGTCAACAATCATGACCAGTCCGAGTAGGCTTCCCTTCTCGTCTGACTTCCAGCAGTGGTAGACGCCGTTCTCATTGCTGGTCTTGCCCCCGGACGGATTGCACCAAAGGTGGTGCTTTCTGTCCTCGCAGAATATTGAGTTCAGAAGAATTTCATCCCCTTTTACAATTACGTCGTCAAACCTGGACTCTGCCCAGTTCAGGAATTTGTCGAAATCAATTGACATCAGCGGCTCCTTGTGGGAGAATTATACCAGGAAATCCGGCAAAATTCAATCCGCCGGCCTCTATTAGGTCTGATGAAAATAGAACACATATCCGTATCCAGGGGCAAGTCCTACAAGCAGTGTCCCTACTACTACAAGCTCAAGTACCACGAGAAGATACCGAACCCCGGCGAGGAGCAGTTCTATTTCGTGTACGGCAAGATCATACACAAGATCGCGGAGTGCCATGTACAGGAAAAGGGCAGGAGAAGCCTGAATGAAATAGCCAACGATGTGCTGAAGGGCAAGATAGAGATAGAAGACGGGAAGAGGGCTCCTCCGCTGCCGATAGACTACAAGAAAAGGATGCCTTCCCACATAAGAGCCATAGAAAAACTGAACAAGTCCATAGGGTGCGACGGCATAACGGAGCACAAGTTCAAATACGACCTGCAGTCTCCCAACGGAAAGTTCGTCACGGGGTTTATAGACAGGATAATAATAAGAGACGACAAGGCGTGGATAATAGATTACAAGACCACCAAGAAGGGGCCTTTCAGGGAAAACAAGCATACGGTCAAGTACGACCCGCAGCTCCGCATTTATTCCCGGGTGGTACAGAAGGAATTCGGAATAGAACCGGAGAACATAAAGGCGGGACTTTACTACCTCGAGGACGAAGAGGTGGTCTCATCCTCGTATGATGAGGAATCACTGGCCGGGGTAGAGCAAGAACTTCTGGCGGTTTACGACACCATCTTCTCACACGACCCCGACCAGGTAGTCGGAACCACGGGACAGCACTGCCAGCGGTGCGAATACAGAGATATGTGCCCATTCTTCAAAAGTTCCCAGAGAAGGGTCTTCTGGGACGGAGATCTGAACAAGATTCCTAGAACATGATGGGCATGGGTATGAAGCTCCCTTCGTACTTTCTGTCCGGTTTGTCCCAGTCCTTTATTGGAACGATCTCCATGATCTTTCTGTTGCCTATGAGCCATATGTGGTTGTTTTTTGAAAACACCGTCTCCATGGAGCTAACGGGGGTGAAATAGCCTATGCCCTTGCCGGATATGTCTGAAGTCCCCCAGCATATGCCCACAAGTTCGCCCTCGTTCGTCACAAGTCCTCCGCCGGATCTTCCGGGACGAGGGCTGTTCAGTTCGGTAATGATGTCAAGAGATTTTTTCTCGACAAACCTGACCTCATACCTTGCAACCTCCCTGCCTCCGTCGCACCCCATGGAATTCAGCAAATCGCCCTTCTTTAACTTGAATTTGGGCGATATCGGAAAGTATTCCGGAATCCAGTCGCACTTGAATCTGACGAGGCTGGAGTCGTAGCCTCTGTCGTTGCTCCAGAATAGAACTTCCGCATCGTATGTTCTGGGCTCGGGCAGTTTCTTGCCGTTTTTATACCAGACCGTCACCCTAGCCCCCACCTTCGGTTCGGAGCCGTATTCCTTGTTGCCCTCCCAAAGGTGTCCGCACGAGAGTACGTAAACCCATTCCGACGATTGATCATAATAGATGATTGTTCCTGAACCGGCCGATCCGTTCACCGACACCTTGACGGAAGCGGAGAGGAACTTGGAGTATTTTTCGTCCCTTTGCTCCTTCGGAACCGGAAAATCAACCCTTGTCGCATCCTCTTTCAGGATGGGATGGATGGGTTCCGCTGACGCGCAATAGTTGCAAAAACTGATAGATAAAGCTAGAATCAGAGCAACAACTGAAATCCTTTTCATTTGTTTAGCCTCCTTGCTATTGATATATATCCGTATTAAAAATGAATAATCTCGCTTTGTTCGTTACGCATCATTTGTTTTTGACCGAAGAACAAATAACCGAAGTTGTTTCCGGAAAAACCGTGGAGGCAGTGGGTCATTGCGTGCCCGTGTGGGTGGATGCGAAGACCGGAAAGACGACGGAGCCCGCGGCGGAGGTGTTCTGTTCCTATAGAATCCACAACTGCAGGGAGAAATCATGCGAGGTAGATGTCGTCCCGAAGAGCGGGTACGACATCTACATCCCCAGCGTCTCGCCCTGGGATCCGCCCGAGGATTTGGATTTTGAAAAAATGGCGGACATGACAAGCGAGGAAAGGCAGGTCATCCTGAAGGATCGCGACAAATGGTGGTTCAACAATCCGAAGCCCCCTGACGCGGAGAACCTGAAGTCGGGATACCTGCGATTCGAGGTGAAGAAGACAAAGCAGAAGGCCGGACGACGCGAATATGCGGCTCAGCACATAGTGGAAATAGCCTCGCTTTCCAGACTGGAAAAGTCCCTAACTTCCTGACAGGGACATCGCCATCTTCATGGTGATTATTTCGCCGTCGGAGACGGTTATTGTCCTGCTGAGGCTTGCGGATGAAACAAGTACGACGCCCGAAGCGTACCCTAGGCCAGTAGACAGGAAAATGTTCTTCACGGGTCCCCACGACCCTCCTACGGCCTTGAAAAGTATGGTAGGACTCGTGGCCTTATGACTCCCCGACTGGCCTGGCGTCACAGAGAAGTTGTCGCTCTGTATCTTCTGACGCTCGTAGGCGTTTGAGGTCGGCTCGGGGCCATAGAGCTGTGATATCGTCGTGGATGCGACTAGGGAGGTTCTTGAGTCAAGGCCGATGTAATAGTTGGCCGGAAGTGGGGTGCCGCCGAACAGAACCTTCAATATGAAGTCCTCCCCAGCGTCGTGGAGCATGTTCCTGACATTCTCCTCCCTGTGGAGGACGGCTCCGGAAGAGTCCAGGTGTTCCATCTCGAGTACCGTCATTATTCCGTGCCAAGGCTTCATATTTTTAAATGAGGAGGGTTTTTGATATATATGTCATGGGTTTCAAAAAGTGGCTTCTTGAGGTGGGCGGAGGAGGCGGTCTCTGCGGCGGGTTGACTCCTCCCTTGCAAAGTCCGCTCTCAAACCAGGGGGCATTTGCCGACTACCACGGCGAAACCGAAAGAGATTCCGCCAATCCGGACGGAAAGCTGCCGCCAATCAAAAAGAACAGAAAAAAGCCTAAATAAAAAACATGAACAACACAAATTTCGCGGAAATACTTGACGGCCTAGAAAAGGACGTATTTGACCTCGTCTCCAACCTTGAGAGACAGATAGGCGGCCGCATGGCCTCGTACGGAAGTGGTTCCCGAATCCCCGCCAAAAACGAGCCGGTGAAGCCATTCCAGCCTAAATGGAGAGGGTTGAGAGGCGCATTGAGATGGCTTTGGAAGGGTCATTCCCGTGACAATCCCGACTACGCTCACCTTTATGACAAGGAAGTAAAGAGCGAATCAAAGAACGGCAGGCCGACTCTCGCAGAGTATCTCGTAGATGTTAGATTGATAGATGGATTTGCGGAAGAAATATGCTCCGAGGTTCTGAGTGATTTTCTGAACGAGTCTTCAATGGACATTTCCGATCTGTTGAGGCAGTTCAAGCTAGATTTCAGAAATATAATATTGAAGTACAAGAATTTGATCAAGAGTGCCGGACCAACTGCTCCCGAAGTCGCCCCCGCCGCAACTGGCTCAAAGCCCGTAACTCCTAGTGCGCCGGTTCAAGCTTCAAAGCCGACGGAACCCAAGGCTCCGGAGACACAGAATTCAGAGCCGGCCTCTTCCCAGAAGGACTCGGAAGAAGAAGGCGTAAAGACCGGCGAACAGGAGAAGAAACCCGAAGAAAAGGATGCCTCTTCGGAAGAGGAGAAAAAAGAAAACATCCCGCCCGCGGCTCAAGAAGACGGGGAAGAGAACGGCGATTCGGGGTCGGGATCAAACAAGGCGGGAGCCAATCGCAAGCCCAAAAGCTACTCCGCCAACATGGGAACATGGTTCAAGGAGGCCATGGAGGCAAAGAATAGGGGCGGAGATTCACTGACTCCCAACCCAGAATGGCTGAATTCCAAGGGCAGAACCAAGGGAATTGTAAAGCCCGAAAAGCTTCCTTGGGTCATCGCATGGATGGGCACAAAGAGCCACAAAGACCTTCATAAGGACGAGGATGTAAGGTCGGAACTTCAGTCTGCAATAGGATCTTCATTCAAGGACTTCGTTCCCAAGGTAGGAAAGGACAAAGACGGTAACGACAGCCTCGTGAGATACATCAGGATGAACATGCCCACGATTTCCGACGAAGAGTTCAAAAGACTTGTTTCCGAGTTGTACGGGTCAAAATACGACGGTCCGGGAGCATCCTTTCAGAAAAAGAATAGAGAAAAGAAAGAGGATTCTAATGGGAAAAAAATAGAAGAGCCGACAATACAAGAAAAAGAAATTGAAGTTCTTTCTTCGCTTTATGCAGGAGCAAGCCCGATTGACGCATCTGTTGCGAAGCTTGAGGACGACTTCAGCAAGGAAAACGATCGCCTCAAGCGCGACGCGATCCAGGATCAAATTAAGAGCCTAAAGAAAGAGAACATATTGGACAAAATAGAATCAAAAATAATCAAGCCGACTTTTTACCTGATCCTTAGGGAGATGGAAAAGAAAGACGAGGCCAAAAATTTTGCATCATGGTGGAAGAAATTTAAAGAAGAAAGAATGGAAGACAAAGAAGAAGATGCAGAATCAATGATTGCAAGAATAAACAATGGAGCTATGTTAAAACTTGTGGTTAAAAAATCTAAAGTAGAGATAGACGAAGATACTTTATTAAATATGTTAAAAACCTAGTCCTCATCCTCGTCGTCGTCCTCATCCTCGTCGTCGTCCTCATCCTCGTCGTCGTCCTCATCCTCGTCGTCGTCCCAGTCATCGTCCCAGTCATCCTCATCGTCGTCCCAGTTATCCTCATCCTCATCCTCATCCTCATCGTCGTCCCAGTCATCCTCATCCTCATCGTCTTCATTCTCGTCTTCGTCCTCTTCCTCTTCCTCATCATCAGACCAATTGTCATCGGCCCATTCGTCATCTGAACCCTCGTCCTGCCAGTCGCCCGCTTCTTCCAAGTCCTCGTAATCATCGGAATCAGAATCGTCGGAGGCCTCCTCCCACTTCCATTCAGTCACTCCTCCCTGGGCATCGGGTTCGTCCTTTTTTGACGGCGCATAAGAAAAATCATTATACCAGTCATTGGTGTAGATGTAGTCAATTTGATTTTCGACATCCTCATGCGAACTCATAGGACGAAAGCTCCTTTGTTTGTTGACGAACCTAGTATAGTAAGGCCAAAAAAACGACTAGCGAATTATTATATACGTACTTTGCTAGAAAATCAAGAGATTTTCTGCCTCACAAGACGGCCGTTTTCCACGAACCAATCCCCGTTTTTGCCTATTGACTTGGCTATGCTGCTGAGGCAAATGGCCGCGGAGGACTTGATTTCCTCGTTAGAAGGCTTGATTTCAAATGAAAGCCTTCCTTTTTCATCAAACTCGTAATAGGAGTCCGAGGGGACTTCTATTTCAAAATCATCCTTGAAGGACAGGCTTGAAACCATCGGAAGTTCGCTCGCCTTGAGGGTCGCCTCGTTTCTTATGACGACCGATGTGGCCTTGCTGTTCTTGACTACTATGTCGTTCTTTTTGAGTTGGGAGACTATGTCCTTCCACGACGGACCGGAAAGAGTTCTGACCTCGTTTTCGTTAAGAATTCTCCATTCGACAAACACCTGCTTCATGATCCTTGCGTATTCCGGGTTCTTGGACTTCGCCACGACGATCATGGATTTGGCTATAGAAGCGTAGTAGTTGACAACCCTGGCGCTTCCGGGAATGGCCTGGGCAAGAATTGAAAATGAAAAGTCCCTTGCGGTTCTGATCGCGGACATCGGGTTGTTTCCGATGGAGACATGGTGGTTGAATATTCGTACGAAAATCTGGTACCATGCGTTGGAAAACACGCGGCCAAAGCTGTGGCACTCGGCGGCAAGTTTGTTGTTTGAAGTCTCCGCGGGCAGTTTGGACGGATCTTCGTACTTGAAGACCTCCACCGAGGGATCCCTGAGGGCGTTGGGAAGGTAGGACGGATCTCGTGTTACATTTCTTATTAAAATCCCGACCTCTTCGGCAAGCCTCGATACGGAATTGGAAACTGAAAGATTGCCCTTGGTTTCAACAAGCATCTTGTTCAGTGCGACATCGTAGCTCATCAAATTGAACATGGCGACTATGTCGGAAAAGGCCTCATGAAAAGACCAGATTTCCAGGGACTGGACGCTCCAGAAGTCGGGACGCATGGCGTCAAGCATCGCGTGTCCGAGTTCATGGGTGACGATGTCGGAGGAGTCCGCGAAATACACGTTCTTTCCCTTGAAATTGTAGTAGTAGAACCTGAGGGATCTTCTGTCGTAAAATGCGTTCAGGTCAGCGCCTGCGGCGGGATACACCTGGAGCAACGAGGTGGCGGACCAGTTTTTTATGGGAGACTTTAGGTGCCTCTGGACGTTCTCGATGCAGTTGCCGATAGAAATGTGGCAGTTGACGGCTCTCTTCTCGTTCGTATTGGAAGGGATGGGGGTCATGTCCTTCACCGCGTACTTCAGAAATCCGACCTTGGGTATTTCGGCATCTATGACCAGGTCGGGGGTGCTAGGGTCGTTTACGGTGTAACTGCTGAGCAGGTGGGCCAGACTTGACTGAATCTGGGTTATCTTTTTGCGGCCGAAAATGTTGAACATATAAACCTCCATGTTTCTGTTCTATACTTATATAGATATCGGGATGGAAGAAAGAGGACTGATCGGAAAAAAGGAAATCCAGGAGTACAAGAACTTCGCATTCCGGGACGACATGCTGAAGCTTGCCGTTGGCGTGGTGCTAGGGAACTCTTTCAACAAAGTCGTGTACGGCATATCGGACTATCTTGTCATGCCCGTTCTGACTTTTCTCGTGTCGCAGACCGGCGACGAATGGAGAAGGTGGGAGTTCAGCCCCTTTTTGGGACTCAAATTTGAATTCGGAAGAATGATCGGCACTTTCGTCGATTTTTTTCTAATGTCATTCTTCCTCTATCTGTTCTATGTTAAATTGGCGAGCCGGCTGGTTCATCCCGAAGGCCCCAAGAGGAAGGAGTGTCCTTTCTGCCATGAGAACATACGGCTAGAAGCCACAAGATGTCCCTTTTGCACCGGAGATTTAAGTGTCAAAACAAGAAGAGATAGAAGAAAGAATAAGAGAGCAGAGAACCGTAGAGGCCAATAGAAAAGGCCTCGTCGGACACGGGGGCAAGATAGGAGTGGTGCTGAAGGTTCTCGGCCAGCCCATAGTCGGCCAGTCTGAAGGTGGAATCTACGTGGACACGAACAGGCTGGAGGACTGGGACAGGGATGATTCCGAACCCAGAAATGCATTGGAAATGATGAGGAAAATTCCCGTCATGGATACGGGCGGCCACGACCGTCCGTCTACGGGTGAGTGGTCGGAAATGGACGATCCCATCCCATACGGCACAAGAACCATTGGGTGGCATTTTGACGGACTCGGAAGGGGAATGCACCTTGAAATAAAGCACGATGATGCGACTACGGAGTTCACCGTGACATACAAGGGATACCAGGTATACAGGGAGGTCAAGGGCGAGCTCAGCGCATACATTCCGCATCCGGAGTGGGAGGGCTGGATAGATCAGCTGTTCAAGAAGGCCCGGGAGTTACAGCGCGTGATGAAGGAGGAGGAGTTCGAGGAGCAGATGAAGGCTTCCGACAGAAGCAAGGAGAACTGGCTGAGGGAAATCGCGTCAAGATGGGGCATAATTAAGTGAACTACCCAGGCGGAACCTGGGCTTTTTGTTTTTGGAGAGATGAATTTTTTACATGCCGAACATCACATAGGCGAGCAAGGCGAGCTGGGCGAGGATTACCGCCACGAACACGTAGTTCATGACATTCTTCTTCTCGCCAATTCTGCTCTCTACGGCAGTAAGAACTGCAGACTTTGACTGCGACTTGGTCTCGGTCGAACCCTCGCAAACCTTTTCCACCACGGTGGAGACGACTTCGCCGGTCGTCTCGTCCAGAGTCTCAACAACCCTCTCGCATACGCAGAGTCGTTCTGTGACCCTCTGGGTCAGTTTCTTCTGCTGCTTGGGCTCCACATAGAACTCTATGACCTTTGTCATTGAGTCCACATTGTTTTCTACTTTCTCGGCCTTCCTGCCATCTTCGAGTGTGAATTCAGACATTTTATCTCCTTTTGAATTTACTAGTGTTATTTAGTGTCTGAAAACAAAAAACCCACCCGGAAATTTCCGGGTGGGTTTCTCTTGAAAAACCTAGTGGTTTTCACGCACCGTGGACGATGAGGTCAGAAAGCGTGTGCTTGCTGAGGGTGGTGCGGTTCCCGCCCTTCATGGGAGCGATCTTGCTCTTTTTGAAGGACTGGATTCGGGCGTCCTGGAGGCGGTTGCAGACCGCGTTGCCCCTGCGGAGGACATAGCCCTTCACAACATCACCCTTGTTCTCCACGACGGCAATCGTCGTGCGGATGGGCTTGCTGTGGGTCCCCTTGTAGAAGAACTTCCACACGGGGAGGTTTCGAACCAGACAGTAATTACTACCAGACATTTTTGAACTCCTTTCTTTAAGTTCAGGTGTGTGAGCCAAGTCTATCATTTTTTTTCTACTTGTCAATAGTGTTTTCTAGCATTTCCCGGATGTTGTCTGCGTCGCCCCGGCTGTCAAGAATCTGATCCTCGAGAAAGAGGGCGACATAAGTTCCGTCCGCCTTATCGGCGTCCGATCCCATTTCGGCGAGTTCTTCGGCCTGGGAGTGCCTTAGTGCATAATTGGCGACTACCTGATCCTCCATCTCGAGGGCGGCTTGCAGCAACTCCTTGGGGCATGTCAAGCCTTCCTTGAATTGGGCGACGGCGCTTGGAACCTTCTTGTCTAGGTTTCTTCTCGTGATGATGCCCTGAATAAGTCTTCTGAACTCCTCCACGTGCTTCATTTCGCTGGCGGCCTGCTCGGAGAAGAATTCGCCGATCTCCTGCCTGTGTAGCCCTCTGATGCTTGTTGCGGCCTGCATGTAGAAGTGCATGTGGGCATATTCGTTGGCCAGGTCGCCCAGCAATAGATCAACCAACTGTTCTATGTTCATTTTTCATCCTTTCTTGCAGAAAAAAGAGGCTCGCCTCCGTCAAATCCACTGATCTTCACGGATCCGCCTAGGAAGTTCTTCCAGAGTATATGTCCCACTCTGATGTTTCCGCACCACGAAACCACCGCAAAAACCTCATCCAGTTCGGTGATGCCTTGCTGGATGCATGCATTGATGATGTCCTTGGTTTCCTCTTCGGAAAGGGAAACATACTTGTTTTCCACGGGATCCCAGTGAAGATCATCGGCGGGGATCACGTTGTTTATTATATCTTTGTACATTTTCATGATTCTACTAAATAAGTCGTTCCGCCACAATATCAAAACTAGTCTCGGCGTCTAGCTTTCCACTTTTCCCAGCCCTCTTTGGTGAAGAAGGCCGCTGTTGCATAGAAGAATCCGCCGATCACACTCTGGAGGAACCAGATCAGAAGCGAACATCCAAGGAAACTTACGACGAGGAAGTTCTTTTTTTTATTTCTTTCTTCCGATCTAATATCTGTGTTTTTCATTCTAGATAATGGAGAATGGAAAATGGAAAAATTAAAACGCCTGAAAATTTGCCCTATCCTACGGAGCCTTTCGAGGATTTTTATTTCAGGTTCAAGAACACGAGGGAGATGGTCAGGGACCCCGAATGGGACAGGATATATTCCATCTACTACGAATTGAGTTCGGACGAGATGGACATCCCGATAGGCGAGAAGGTCGACGATTTGAACGCGTTTTCCGCGGACAAGCAGATAGAAGAGGTCATAAAGTGCGCCAGGAGTTTTTTCTACTTCTGCCACAGGTATGTAAAAATTCTGCACCCCAAGTTTGGAACGATACCCTTCATGCTGTACAAGTACCAGAGAAGGGTCATCGGGGAGTTCGGGTCAAAGAGATTCAACATGATCTCAAAGTTCAGGCAGGGGGGCTTGAGTACCGTGGCGGTTCTCTGGGGTCTGTGGAAGTGCATGTTCCAGAAGGATCAGCAGATTTACTTCCTCTCCAAGACGGACCGCGAGGCTCTGGCTGCGGGGGACATAGCCAGAAGGGCGATGGACAACTTCCCCTACTGGATGTACGACGCAAGCAACGCGGACATAACCAAGCACGAGAAGAGCTTCAACGACGTCGGATCAAAGATATGCTTCTACACGCCCGAGGCCGCCCGAGGAAAGTCCGCCACTTACATCATGATCGACGAGGCGGCGTTCATAGAGAAGATGGACGAGCACTGGAAGGCGATGTACCCTGTGATCGCCACGGGAGGACACATAGAGATCATCTCTACGGTCAACGGGCTTGGAAACTGGTACGAGGAGACATACCACGAGGCGCAGGCGGGACGTAACTTCTTCAACATAATAGAACTAGACTATTGGGAGCATCCCGTCTACGCGAACCCCGAATGGGCGGAGGCGATGAGGGCCAACCTCGGCGAGAAGGGATGGCAGCAAGAGGTGCTGAGAGACTTTCTCGGATCGGGCGAAACCTACATAAGCTCCACCGTCATAAGCCAGTATGACAGGACCGTGCGGAACATAGCCCCTTCGAGAACGGCTTTTTCCAAGTGGACCAATGAGTCCCAGCAGAAGCAGGACTTCGAGGACGGAGCCCTTTGGATATGGAAGGAGCCGATGGTCGGACACGAATACATCATAGGCGCGGACTGCGCCGAGGGCGTGGGCAAGGACGGCGACAACTCGTGCTTTGAGATAATAGACGCTACGAGCCTCGAGCAGGTGGCCGAATTCTACAGCAACCTTGTGCCTCCCAACGTGTTCGCACAGATAATCAACCAGATCGGAATATACTACAATACAGCGACGGTAGCGGTGGAGAACAACGCCATTGGAGGAGCTGTCATAAACTGCCTGAGCAACGACATGGGATACGAGGCGATATACTACGAGGCAAGGAAGACCTCGTCCAGGCTGGGAATAAAGGTGAGTTCCTCCAACAGGCCGATACTGCTCGAGTCCATGCAGAGCAGGCTCATGACGGGGGCGGTTCGGCTCAACAGCCAGAGGCTTGTAAACGAACTGAAGACCTTCATATACAGCCCGCAGAAAAAGAGGGCCGAGGCCATAAAGGGAAAGCACGACGACGCCATAATGTCTCTCTGTTTCGCGCTTTATGTGAGGGACGAGAGGATAAGGGGACTTCCCGTCAGTTCGGAGATGTCCGACGTCGGAACCCCCCTGAAGAAGTCTCCCTATGAAGAAATCAAGAAAGAGATAATGGAAGGGGGCTCGACGGGCTGGCTGGACGCTCGTGGGGGCGACACCTTCTCAATGGGCGAGGGCGACATCCCGAGGAAGAACGACGCTATACTCAAGGAGTTCGGATGGTGAAGAACAGACAGGTCAAAAGAATAATAGAGGATGCGATAGACAGGTGCGGGGGAGTGAAGATGCAAGGCGTCAAGTCCCATCTGATCCGGGCGCTAAGGGAAATCTCCGAGGCGGAAAAGAAAGAGGAAAGGAAGAGGAGTGCGGCTCCCGTGCAACAGTGGAAATTTGACATCGCCACAGGCAGAATGAAGAACATGACAAGGGAGCAGGCGAACAACGCCCTCGGAAACATAGAAAGAATGATAGAGAACGAAGCGGGAAAGAGCGGAGGTTCAGACGAGGACGCAGAAGCCATCATCGGTTGAATAATTCGACCAGATGGTCGTAGTTGAATCCCATCGCATATCCGATGAGAAAAAAGACGGCAGAGATGGCCAGAAGCCTAGTGAGACGACCCAAGGTGATCGCCTTCCATTCTTTTCTGGGTAGTTCTGCAGATCTCGTCCATTCCCCACCTGTCCTTGTCATTGAATTCGGGAGCGCTTCCGGTCATCTCAAGGTTGACGGAGCCATCGCTGACCTTCCAGAATCCTACGGGGAATTCTACGCCGTTTTTGTGCCAGATGAGTTCCATGCACCCGAGCCTTTTGATCTCGTAGTTTTCAAGGACGTAGTTTCTGGCCTCGATGTTTCCTATCTTGTATTTGTACGGAAGCATAAAGTTCTCCTTTTGAGGCAATATACATCGGGACTCTAAATAATTCCATGCCAAAAATTCTCGTCACCGGCGGAGCCGGATTCGTCGGCTCCAATTTGATTGAGGCGCTTGTGTCCTCGGGTGCGGAGGCGTGTTCGCTGGACGACTATTCAACGGGGCGGGAGGAGAATCACGTCGTCGGATGCGAATACCACAGGGGCGATGTATCAGAAGAAAAGGGCCTGGGCGTTGTGGGGGCCGTGGACTTCATATTTCATCTTGCCGCAAAGGCGAGGATATCCCGATCCTTTGAGGATTCCGCCGGATATTTCAAGGCAAACGCCATGGGGACGATGGGCGTCTGCCGCTTCGCACTTGAACGGAACATACCTCTTGTCTACGCGGGCACGGGGAGCAATCACGGAGGACGGTATAGAAATCCCTACACATTTTCCAAGGCCGTCGGCGAGGATGTCATCAGAATGAGCATGGGGCTTGGACTCAAGGCGTCAATTGCAAGATTCTTTAATGTTTACGGACCGCACGAGTCCATGTGCGAAGAACACTCCACGCTCATAGGGTCATGGCGTGGCAGGGTGGCCAGGGGCGAAATTCCCGTCATCTATGGCGACGGAACGAAGGTCAGAGATTTTACGCATGTAAGTGACATAACAGAAGGCCTGATGAGCATCATGCGTAAGAGGGCGTTCGGATTTGAATTTGATCTCGGAAGAGGATGTCCCTTGAGCGTCTTGGAGGTTTCAAGGATGTTCGGCTGCGGATTTGAATTCCGGCCGGACAGAAGGGGCGAGATGCAGGAATCCGTTTGCGACAACTCGCTCGCTAGAAAAATATTGGGATGGAATCCCTCCAGAAATCTGAAAGACTATTTGGATTCGGAGAAAATTCGCACAAGTCCATGAAAAAATGAATAGATATATGTGAGGCTGCAAGGAGGGCTCCATGGGCAAAAGAGAGAATTTCAAAAAGTTTCTGAAGGCAAGAGAGAAGGTTGAACTCCCCAAGGGAAAGCCGCTTCCGCAAAAGGACATCCCCCAGCTGAGCGAGGGCCATGCGGGGGTTTCTTCATTCTGCAGGCTTGTGACCCCGGGTCAGGAAACGGCGACCATACGGGCCGGAAACGCCGGGATGGGATACCAGGTCGTTTCGGCAGAGGAGCAGATTGAAAAACTCAATCAGATTCCCATAGAAAATCAATCGGCTCTCATAAAATACAGACAGAACATAACGGTTCCGGCCGTGTGGCTTGGAGAACAGGGGATAAGGGTGTCAAACATACCGATGATCCCGGCGGAAAAAATATCAAATCTAAATACATACATCCAAAGCCGCCTCCTCAGAGTCGACGGGGGCAATCTAGACGCCCGTTAAAAAAAGGAAAGTGATGGTAGACCCTGCCGGAGAGGTGGTGATTCAGATAAGGAGGGCCACCTCCTCCACCTGGACTCAACTGAACTTCTTGCTTGAAGAAGGCGAGATGGGTCTGGAGTTGGACACCCGCAGAATAAAAATAGGCACGGGACAAACGAGATGGAATGAACTTCCTTATTCCCTGAAGCAGACCGACAACCTTCTGTTGGACGGCAACGCCATCTCCTCCGTTGATTCCAACGGGGACATCGAACTCGCACCCGACGGATCCGGAAAGGTCGTGGTGTATTCCGATCTTTTCGTGGACGGAGAAATTTATTCGCAAGGCGACAAGAGGGTGGCGACCGAGGAATACGTCAATTCGGTCAAACAGGTCCTGGACGTGAAGGACTCGGTGAGGACTGCTACATTGTCGGCGATCATGCTCGCGGGAATTCAGACGGTGGACGGGGTTCAGCTGTCGGCGGGGGACAGGGTTCTAGTCAAGAATCAGAATGCGATGTCGGAAAACGGGATATATTCCGCATCTCCTGGAATCTGGGTGAGATCCGAGGATGCGAATTCAAACCTGAAGGTGACTCCGGGGATTTTTGTCTTCGTGGAGGAGGGAGAATCCAACGCCAACAGCGGATGGGTTCTTTCGTCCGATGTTCCGATAGCCCTGGGGGAGACAGACATAATATTCTCCCAGTTCAGCGGAGCAGGTCAGATCTCCGCTGGAGCGGGGCTCATAAAGACGGAAAATCAAATTGATGCCGTGGGGACGCCCGGCAGAATATTGGTCGGAGCCGACAACATCGACATATCGCCGGACTACGAGGGCCAGACATCCATCAGCGTCTTGGGAATGGTGTCCACTGGCACGTGGAGGGGTACGGCGATCGAGGTGCCGCACGGGGGAACGGGTCTGTCCGCGTTCTCTCCCGGAGACATCCTTTATGCGGGAGAAAACAACATTCTTCTGCGACTTTCCGCCGGCGGAGGGCGTTCTTTTCTGAAGATGAACGCAGATGGCACGGCTCCCGAATGGTCAAATGTCATAGACGGCGGAACTCCCTGATCCGGTTCGTTTTTTGAAAAAAGCGACCGTTCTTTTCTTGCTTCCGTGTATTCCACGTATTTCTCCGAAAAAACCTCCGTGAATATTATATAAGAAGTATGGATAAATCACGGAAAGAAAAGCTCTCCAAAGAAATCGTGGTGATGATACAGCCCTCGCTCTATCGCCAGTTCAAGAACAAGTGCGACAAGAACTACGTCAAAGTAAGCGAGGTCATACGCCAGCTCGTCCGTGAATACATCAAGAAAGAGGAGGGCTAGGCCGCCTCTGGTCATTCACCATGCCAAGAATAGACAACATAAACATAAGAAGGGGAAGCGAACAGGAGTGGCTCTCGGTCAACCCGGTGCTGGATTCCGGGGAGTTCGGATTCGACACGACGAACAACCTAGTAAAGGTCGGCAACGGAATTGATCCGTGGAGTTCGCTTTCCGTCATGGCGTTGGCCAACCCGGTGATCCTCGCCGAGAACTCGGCGTTTACAAACAAGATGACCATAAGGTCGCCGATCCTGGATTTTGGGCAGGTGGCCGACACCGTGGTGTTTGAGGTTCCTGAAGGCCACGTGTTTTCCATAGACTCGCTTGAAATACTGACCACCCAGATAGACAGCCCGGACGCGCCTCCTTCTGTCAGATTCGGCAACTCCTCCAATCTCTCGGCCTATTGCGACTCGGAAGAGACCATAAGCAACGGCTCGGGCTCAAGGCACATTATAGAAAATCCCCAGGATGCCGCGGCGGCGGGGACAGTCATAACTTTTGGAATCACCTCTGAAAGTTCCGCCGACTCGCACTTCGGATGCGGGATAATATCAGGACATCTAATAAGGATATCCTGAATTTCTTTGGCTCAACCAAGGGAGTGGGTAAATTCAATAGGCGCTAAAACTTTTCCAACTGCCGAGTAATTGAATTTAAAAATGAGTATATAAATTCAGACACACAACAAAGGGATTACGCATGCCACTTTCATACGTTGAAAGATTCAGAGGGCTGTTCAATGGAAATGTAGCCTCAACTAGCACCTCCACCGGAACCATAGTGGTCACCGGCGGCATAGGCGTCAGCGGAGCCGCAAACACGGGTTCTGTCGGCACCGGGGCGATTGCCGCGAGCGGTGCGGTGACGATGACCGCTGGAACGGCCAGCACGAGCACCGGCACCGGCACCTTGGTTGTGACCGGCGGCATAGGCGTCAGCGGTGCGATCTACAGTGCATCCCAGGTGTTAACGGGAGGCACGGCCAGTACGAGCACAGGCACCGGAGCTCTAGTTGTCACCGGCGGCGTCGGCGTCAGTGGAGCCGTCAACAGCGGATCGTTGGGCACGGGCGCAGTTGCTGCAAGTGGCGCAGTAACAATGACCCAAGGAACAGCCAGCACAAGTACTGGTTCGGGAACACTTGTGGTGACTGGTGGCGTAGGCGTCAGCGGAACAATATATGCAACGCAAACTAACACTGGGAACATCCAGGTTGCAAGCAACACAATATCTTCTACAAACACGAACGGCGACATAGTGCTAAGCCCGAATGGTTCGGGTGTGGTCAAGATCGGCTCGAACGAGGTCGCCACCAGGTCTTATGTTGATGCCTCTATCCAGGGCCTGGACATCAAGCAGAGCGTAAAGATTGCGACCGTTGCGGCCGGAACTTTGGCCACCTCCTTCGCCGCTGGGCAGGCCGTGGACGGATACACGCTTGTCGCGGGCGACAGGATATTAATCAAGAATCAGTCAACCGCATCCGAGAACGGCATATACACCGTCAACGCCTCGGGCGCCCCGACTAGGGCGGTGGATGCCGATGCAAACGCTGAAGTAACCGCCGGCTTGTTCGTCTTTGTAGAACAAGGATCGGTTCATTCCGACACCGGCTGGGTCCTCGCGACCGACTCTCCCATCACTGTTGGAACAACAGGCCTCACATTCGTCCAGTTCAGCAGTGCGGGCGTGGTCACCGCGGGCGACGGCATCACCAGAATCGGCAATGTCATCAGCGCCAACCTCAAGAGCAACGGCGGACTCGTAATAGAAAGCGGAGCCATCGCCGTAGACCTCGGGGCCTCCAACATAACTGGAACACTTGCGGTCGCGGACGGCGGTACCGGAGCCACGACTCTGACCGGTTACGTCTATGGAAATGGAACTGGGGCGATGACAGCCTCCACGACCATCCCCGGCAGCGCGATAACTGGAGCGATAGACAATGTGACTGTCGGAGCAACGACTAGGGCTTCCGGCGCGTTCACGACTCTAGCGGCAAATGGTGCGGTAACGCTTACGGCAGGAACCGCAAGCACAAGCACCGGAACCGGCACGTTGGTCGTGACCGGCGGTGTGGGTGTGAGCGGAGCCGTGACGAGCGGATCAGTAAGCACAGGTGCAGTCGCAGCAAGTGGAGCGGTAACGCTTACGGCAGGAACCGCGAGCACAAGCACCGGAACCGGCACGTTGGTTGTGACCGGTGGTGTGGGTGTGAGCGGAGCGGTGTTTATTGGCAGTAGTTTGACAGCACTTGGATCTATTAATGCCTTAAGCATACAAAATACACCAATTGGAAATGCAATAGCTAGCTCTGGTGCATTCACAACGCTAACAAGCAATGCAGCAACAACATTTACTGCCAACACTGCAAGTACAAGTACTGGGACTGGAACACTAGTAGTAACTGGTGGCGTAGGTGTTAGTGGTGCTGTTACTTCAGGTTCTGTGAGCACTGGTGCGGTCGCCGCCAGCGGTGCTGTTACGATGACCGCTGGGACGGCTAGCACAAGCACCGGAACCGGCACATTGGTCGTGACCGGCGGCGTCGGAGTGAGCGGACAAGTCACCGCAGCCAATGTGGCCATCACCGACGGCTTCAACACCGGCGTTTCGCTCGGAACGAACAGTTGGTCTACTGGAGAATTGATTGTCAGGTCGGGAATTGTCAATCTGAAAACCGTTTCCGAATACACGCTTTTCACTGTGCCTACGGGCTACATGTTCCTTGTGAACACGATGGAGATTGTAACGACCGCCATAACAGCTGCGGGCACGGCTCCAAGCGTCAGATTCGGAACGACATCGCTCCCGTCGGACTACTACGGACCTGCTCAAATAACGAGCAACAGCGTTGGATCAAGACACATTATAGAGAATCCTCAAGAGGCCGCGACCGCAGGAACTGCCGTTTCCTTCGGAGTGACAACGGGATCAACCGCCAGTACCCATTCTGGATGTGCCATAGTCAAGGGATACCTGTTCAAGACCTCTTGATCAATTACTACTATAAGTCATGAGCAATAAAATACTAATTGCGGTTCCTTCGACGGAGCAGGTTGCGGCCGAATTCGCCCAGTGCCTGAGTCTCGCCACGGGATACCTGGTATCCCAGGGACATACGGTCAATGTGGGTCTTAACATAGGAAGCTATGTCGGCAAGAACAGGAGGGAACTCGTGCAGTACTTCCTCTCCACCGATTTTGAGTACATATGGTGGCTTGACTACGACATGACATTCCCAATAGACGCATGCACCAGGCTCCTCAAGCACGACGTTCCCGTGGTCGGCTGCAATTACAGAAAAAGAAGGTTCCCAAACCCTTCGTTCCTGGCCTGCCGGACCGACAAAAAGTCCATTCTAGACGGGGGGGAGACTGTGGAGCTCACCGACAAGAGTCCGGACACGGAGTTCGTGGACGTCGTTGGTCACGGCTGCTGCCTAGTCAAGAGGGAGGTCTACGAGAACCTGGGCGAGCCCTATTACATCATGGACTACGACAAGAAGAAGAAGCTTGAGGTCGGAGAGGACATATTCTTCTTCCAGAGCTTGAAGAACAAGGGCTACAAGGTGCTATGCGATAACCTATTGAGCAAGGACATTTCGCACATCGGCGTGTTCCACTTCAGGTACAACCTGAGTTACTGATCTTTGCCTTGCCCGATCTATATACGGTATGGTCAAATCCTACGTAGAAAATTCAGCCGTATCAGATCTTGATTTCAAGCAGTCCGTACGCGTTGCCACTACGGGGGGCATAGTTCTTTCCGGCCTGCAGACTGTCGACCAGGTCTCCCTCTTGAACGGCGACAGGGTGCTCGTCAAAGACCAGGCGGAGGCGAGCCAGAACGGAATATACATCGCCTCGGCGGGGGCGTGGAACAGATCTCTTGACGCCAATATAAATTCAGAGGTCTCTTCCGGAATGATCCTCTTCGTGGAGGAAGGTTTTTCCAATGTGAGAAGCATATGGATACTTTCCACGAACGACCCCATATCCATAGGAACTACGCCGCTTTCGTTCGCCAAATTCATCGGCGCCCAAGGGACGCAGGGACAGCAGGGAGTTCAAGGAAATCAAGGAACGGCAGGCAGTCATGGCAGTCAAGGAATCAGTGGTAGTCAAGGAACAACTGGTTCACAAGGCATAACCGGAACCGCCGGTAGTCAAGGAACTCAAGGAACTCAAGGAACTCAAGGAACTCAAGGAACTCAAGGAGTCCAGGGAACCAAAGGTAGCCAAGATTTTACGACATCATTGGTGGCGGGTTCTGGAATTGTATTTGCATATGACTCAAATGCAGATACCTTGACGCTGTCTTTACAAAATGTTCAAGGAGTTCA